CGTGTTTATCGAGCAACTCCTGTTCTACCTCAGCAACACTCTTCTCCGATACACCTGTCAACTCTCTTACTTTAAATTCCATTTGATATGATTTTTATGCAAAGTTATAGAAAAATTTTTTATACTTATCTCGGAGAGAATTCAGCTAAGTCAAAACCATCAAGTGAATCTTCATTTGATTCAAAGTTTTGAGGCGGTAAGTTCAACTTTCTCTGATTAATCAATTGAGATTGCTCAGTGTTCTGTTGGCTTATACGCTTTGACTTGGCATCTTCTTTTGCCATCTCTCTTTTAGATAGTTCACCACCATTCATCTTAGCCAACTGAATGTTATAGTTGAATTCCTCAGACATCAACCTGCTCTTCAATTCAGCCTCGTTGTTCATCTTCTCCATCTCGAATGCAATCTCTGCTTGTTTTAGCTGCATCTTCTGACGAGTCTCCATCTCAATCTTTTGAACTGCTAACTGAGCAGCCATCTCTTGAGACTTCATTTGTTGTTGAGCAGTTATAGCTTGCTTCTGCATCATCATCTTCTCTTCACGTTCCTGCTTCTTAACACGCTTCAACTTCAGCAATTGGTTTGCAAGTTTTATATTCTTCAACTCACGTATATCAATTGCATCCTCAAGATTGATGTCACCCTTCTGTAGAGCAATCATAATGTTCTGCTCAAGTTGTGCCTTCTGCTCTTCATCCGGAGAAATATCAATAAAGATTCCGAAGTCATAGATATACAAATCTTTTACCTCACCCAAGATACTTACATTGTACTTGCCAATCTTATTGGCAAAGTCATCTCTGAAGTCAGCATACTCAAGAATATCAGATACTCTATATGTCAATGCTTCTGAGATAGACTTGAATAGATAAAGACTGCTATCAAGGATATGTCGAGTAGCCGTATTTGAATTCAACGCAGCCAACTTCTGAACGCCAACCAATGAATGCGGGTCAGGGTCAGAACCATCACGAGCCTCATTCAATCCCGTAACGGAACGAATCATATCCATGTAATGGTTGTAGTTGGTAATCAGCATTTGTGTTTTAGCAGCACCTGAATTACTATTCAACTCTTGAATTGGAACACGAGCATTATTGAAATCGCCATCTTGAGTGTACGACCTACCAATAACACTACCTGTTTGGAAGTATAATCTCAATGCATCTTCAGGATTGTAGGCATTACCTGTTCCCAAGTCAACCTCATTCAACCCATCAGCATCAATGAATACACCATCAGGTACTACTCTTGCAATAACCTGCTGCAATTTCAAGTGTGTTATCTGAATCAAGTCAGCAAAAGGAATCATCCTACGCACCAATGACTCAATCACACCCTTATACATACGTGGTGCTACTGCAACATAGTTTGGCAAAGCGTGTTGTGATGCTGACTTTGGACGAACCATATTCTCAGCCATCTCCCACTTCAATAAGATGTTGGTTCCCATAACCATAACACCATTATACCAAACATCAATGGTCTTCTCAACTTTCTCGAAACGACCTTCTTCCATCATCTCTACAGGTGGATTGAATTGGTCATCCTTCTCTACCATACGAGTACTACCATTGTCAAGAATCTTCTTCTTATAGACTATCTTTTTAGTGGTCTTGTAATTAAAGTAAAGAAGAGTGCAAGTATCCCTGTAAAAAATATTATTCTCATAGAACTGTGCTACGTTGTAATAATCATACCAACTCTGACTGTACTTAGATATTTCCTCTAAGTCTTCTCTTGTGAGAGATTGGTCAATCTTCATCAATTCAGTAATTGGCAGAGTCTTAATCTCTCCCCAATAGAAGCAATCTCTGAAGTATGGGTCCTCGGTATAACTGTAAACGATATTAGCAGGGTCCACATATGATATTTGAACTCCCGCACCGGGAAGAAACTCATGCTTCTGAACTGCCAATCCTATAGTCATCAAATCATAATCACATTGCTTTCTTATGTAATCATAATTGTTCTCCTCAAGTAAAGTATTGATGGCTTCCTCTTCAGCTATCTCAATCGCAGGTTTGTAATTGAGTTGCATATACAATGACAACTCCTCATCAGTAGATGGGAGTTCATCAGGATTCATAGTAAATGGGTCTACACCTGTTTGTTCTTGGATATTCTGAAGAAGGTCCTTGGCAACCATCTGCCCCTCAATCATATCCTGATACTTGCTTCTCTTAGCTTGAGACATAGCATCCTGAGAATATGCCTTAACCTTAAACAAACGGTCAGACATACCATTAACAACGATGTCAACGAATTTTGGGATAATAGGAACAGGTGTCCAATCCAAGTTCAAATACGACAAGTCACCATTTACGGCAAGTTCATCTTTATACTTTTGTGTTGGTTGCTCACCACGTGCATATAAACGTAGTCTATGGAAGTCTCTCCATTGACTGTAATACCTGCATTGATTTCCATCCTTACGAAACCATTCGTATTGGATAGCTTGCCCTATCTGAAGCCCAAACTGCTCTGTGTTCTTCTCAGCATCAGATACAAACTGACTTGGGAATCCGACAGATGATATATCTATCTTGACATCTTTCATCTAATTATTTCGCTTTTAGTTCCCTTATTATTATATGTAGCAAAGTTAATGCTAATTTTTGATTGTGTTTTTTCAGGTTGATAAAGATGTTTCTGATTTGCCATAATAGCTAATCCCGAACTGATAGATGCGTCAAACATTGTACGATTGTTTATATCAAACTTTGCCCAATCCTCTAATGTTCTGCTGAAAGGCATGGTACCCATATCATCAGCATCCCTATACTTACCTTCTAAATCAAGTCCTATATGCTTCTCAATGTAAGACTCAATCGCTGCTGCGTGTGCTTGCTTAACATCCTCAGATGAGTTAGGTATCCCACCAAGTTCTTTCTCAGTCTTTGATAGCTTTACATAAGGCTTATCAGGACGGTTAAGACAGAAGCCTCTATACCCTCTATTCTTGAAGTGGTATAGCAATCGTGGCTTGTTGTTCTCTATCAGAATAGGCATACCGTAAAACGCACAAGCCATAAGAACTTCTTCAAAGAATATTTCAGCGGTCTGAGGACGAGCAATGTACTCAAGGAAGAATTGGTTTACAGGTCCCTCATCAACGTGATAACTCGTAAGACCATGCAGTGCACCATTAGACCCTTTGCCTACTACTACGCCTGATATGTCATATGAGTCACAACCGAATGCCCCCATGTGGTCATTGCCGGGATACTTTAATCCATTACGGTCTATAACTCTATTCTGATAATTCTTGCCCGGTAGCCATGACACTAAGAATCTTCCTCTTGAATCAGGTGACCAAACAACCTTTGAATCTTTTATGCCATCCTTCCAATGGAACGAACCTCTTGTTACATGGTGCGCCTGAATCAAAGAGTCATTGTAATCTATCTGCTGATAAATCTTTGTAAGATTAAACAATGCAGCTTTACTCTCATCTCTGAATGCGTGTGACTCTGTTCTTGGGAACTGACGATAGAATTCATTTAGAGCATCAGCATCAGCCTTCAATGATTCAACCTCTGCTTCCCAATAGTCAATGGCACCATTCATAATCCAATTGTCGTCAATGCCACGAATAGGCTCAGATGGTTTACGCAACACAGGCATACCATATCTATCAATGAAGCCTTCCATGTTCCACTCCATGGGTATGAACAATGCATATAGCCCTGACTTAGTCTGACCATTGGCATTCCTCGTAGATAAACGAGAGTCCTCATAAATATCCTTGAAGTTCTGACCACCCTTAGATAATGCATTTGAGGTAGAACCCATCATGCATTTGCCAATTATCTTGCTACCCAATCTAAGACAAGTCTTTGTTACTCGCCAATTCTCTTTTATGTTTACAGGCTTGACCCACTTCCCACTTTCGTCATGGGCTAAGAAAAACAACTTCTCACCGTCATATGAGTTGTCCTCTGTGTTCTTCCAATCTATTGTGGTATCCAATCCATCAATCTCACTGACTGATGACTCAGACATATTCTTCTTGGTAATCTTTGAAGCAGGTACCCGATAAGCTAACTCAGTCTTTGGCTTGTCCATACCATCCTGTACAGGCTTGAAGAAGAATGGTAGATTAGTACTGATTGGAACAACCTTATCAGTAAACATCTTCTTAGCATCGGCACCTGTCTTAGACAAGATACCAATACGTGCATCTCTTGCAAGCGTTGCTATGTTCACGCACTCAGAAGAAGACATAAACGAAAAGCCTGAACGCCTTATCTTCAGATATGTCATACCGAATGACCTCAAGTCTGCACGACAAGCTTCCCAAAATATAAAGAATATCCTATTGGCTTCACGATAATCCGGGTACCCAATATCAATCTTGGACCACTGTAGATACATATAATGTGCTCCTGTGATATACGTAGGAACACCATTATTCATGAACCAAGCGCCTTCTTCTCTTCGATTAAACGCTTGCTCAATGTAATCAACCCATTGATTCTTGAAATCATTGGGCATCTCATTCCATTGAAAGATTGAGTTTATTTTAGCTAATGGAGTTGGAAGTTCTTCTCTCTCCCAATATTGCTCTGCTGCTTTAGTGTGTCTTTGAAGACACTTTTCAGGAGCCAATGGTAACGCTATGTAGAGACCCGCTATGTTTACTATCTGACCAATTTGACCTGTCTTTGAAATAACAACAACATCATATTGTGGGTCATAGCCATACACCCAACTACGGTTACGAT